AGCTGATGATTCCATCTTTGAATTTGTAATCCGTTGATTTTCCAATTTCAACTGGTGAGAATACAGGTACTTCATAATTAGTAAGTGCACCATAGGCAATACCATATTCCCCTGCTGCAGTATTACTATCAGAGATAGCTTTACAATGTGAATTAATAATATAAGGTATTCCATCAATTGTTTTGTTCACATAATCAATTGTATGGACCTTACGACCTTCTGCAGTTTTTAATCCTGCAAATGCACGTAGGTCATTCTTATTCAAGATAAGAACTGCTCCACCTTCGACCTCTTCATCTCCACCATATGCAAAGACAATGTCATCCAGTGTTGAATCAGTTATTGCTTCAATTTCAAGTGGTGTTGTATCCGCAAGCGCTACTGCTGCATCACTAAAGATTCCGGTAAAAGTATTTGTTGTTCCTGCACCACGTAAGATTTGTTCACTGATTTTCTTTTTCAATGAGATGTTAATGTTACGTAATACTTCTGCTTGGTAAGGAATAGATGGCAATTTTTCAAGTTCTTCTGTGATTTCTGTATAAGCAGTAATCTTCACTTTGGAAATTGTCAAATAACCAAATGCTGGTTCTGTTTCACTATAAGGTTGTCCCTCAAGTGTTGTACCGGCAATACCATTGCTTTTAACGAATGATTTCTTGTAGGTTTCTCCGCCGTTTAGATTGATTACAGCGACACGATCTACAAGTGTTGAAACTTGTCTAAATGGTAATGGATCTAATCCTGAAGCTGTATGTTCTGGTAACAAGATTTCTTCACTTGATACTTGAATAACACGGTTTTCACGTAAACTAGCGCCACGTTGTTCTAACTTCTCTTTATCGATTTTAGTTCTGTTATCGATAACGATTGGTTTAATTTCTGCTTTACTAGCAATTGACATCTTCTTATCAATTACACTTCGTTCTTCTTGTAGTCCAGTTGTTTCAGTTTCAAGATCTTCAAGTTTGGTAATATCTGTTTCATTATCTACAAGACCTCTGATTTCAGTCAGTCTTGACTCGATTTCTTTACGTCTTAATTCTAAATTCATCGTTTTTCTCCTTTAAATTTGTGATTTGATTTTGATTCGTTTCTTGATAATACTTGATTTTTGTTCCTGCTCAGCTAACTCCATAGCCTTTAGTTCTAACTCCATAGATTCTAAAGAACGAGCGTATATACTAGTTGCATCATATGCAGGAGTATCCACTACCGACACATCATACAAACGTTCTATCTTAGTAATAGTTCTTTTAGGTACTCTACCTTCTCGGTTCCATACTTGTTCATCTACCGTAAAAGCAAAGCTCATCTTATCCAACAAACCACTTCTAACCATTTTGTAAATATCCTGGTTTGTATTAGTATCTAGTAATTCAGCGCGAACCTTAAGTCCAATGCTGTCTACTGATAATTGAAGGGACTGATTTCTTGTTCTTGCTAAAATTAAAAAGGAGTCCATATGATTGTATTTCATAGGAACATCCTTCATTTTAGTTTCTGATAGTGCTCTTGAATCGATTTCTTCAATGAAACCATATTCTTCATCACCAATGAGTGTTTCGTTATTAAAGACTAATGCATATCCTTCTAAAATCATCTTGTCATCTTCTTCATGAAGAGTAACGTCTGCGAGTCTAGTTTCCTTTAGCATCTTTACGGACCTCTACTTTCTTTGGTTTTAGTATCACTTGTTTTTGATATTCATATTCAAGCTCTGAATCCTTATAGAACAACGACTCTAGTTTTTCTTTTTTACAATAACCATCAATGATGATTGTTTTCTTTTTTTGTGTTTCTAAGACCACCTTTAGTGCATCTTCTGATATTTTTCCATTAACTGTTATTTTCATATTTAGGTTCCTCCGTTCCTACTTGATATTGATTTGCTTTATCTGCATCGACAAAGTTTAATGATTGAAGTCGTTTGTTTCCATCTTCAATAGGTTCTAATCCGAGTAGTGCTCTTGATTCATTGAGTGACATAATTCCAAGACTCATCAATTTCTCGATTGCAGTGACCTTAGTATTCCAGGATGCATATTGAAGCCTTTCACTATAAAAGATGATTTCCTCACCACGCTCTAGTTGATTGTCTGTCAATAAGCCTAAAGAAAAAGCCTCGCTAAGTTGAATAGCTAAAGGCTCTATCGTCGACTCATAAAATGAGTTGTATTCATCTTCTGTATACTTGCTTGTGAATATTGGAACTGATACACCAAAGTAATCAAGTATCTTTGCTTGTAAGAATTGAAGTGTATCTTTATCGATGAGTTTAGGATCAACGTCCAATGGTATATATTCTGACTTCAAATCAATAGGGATGATTGAACTACCTTTCAAACTTACTGATTCCGATAAGGCTGCATCAAATAGATCACGTTGCTTTTTCTTGTCCGCTTCTGATAACATACCGTTCATCTTCAAGATACCTTTGATTTGCATTGAAGACTTCACAGCATTATCGATTCCTTGTAGCAAACTATCATTAATTGATATTGTTTTTAGAATTGCCTCATGGTCTCCTGTGGATCCTGTACCACCAAAAATATCATTTTGTCCATAATGTTTTCGTAAATGAATAATGTTATCGTATGGCAAGATATATGATTCTCCATTATCAAATAAGAACTTGATGAAGTAAGTATCAGAACTATCTACTATCATTTCAACTGTAATTGGTCGTAATGGATAGATACCTTTTAGTTCGCCAGTGTCCTTATCAAACTTTGGATAGACAAATGCATTATCATTTAGCAAGAGTAATGTAATCGTCTTGTATATGAAATCGTAAGGTGTCATAATTTCATTTGGTTTATACTTCAACAAAAAAGACAGTTTACCTTTTTTCTCGGTTACTGTCTTATCGTTTTCTGTTTTTATAAATCTTGGTTTGAGTTTCGCACATTGGCTAGCCACTCGATCTATACATATTTTCACTACATCACTCTTTGAAATGTTCGTTCCAAAAGGTGTGTAAAATGTATTTAAATTACTGATTAACTGGAGTGCATCAAATGATCCAGCTTTCTTTTTCCTATTAAATATGGCCATGTGCACCTCCTATTTAGGTTTTGAATTTATAGAATCTTTCATAACTTTCTTTTGCTTCGGTAGTAGCTGTTTCTGTAAGAACAAACATGTATTTCTCTTCATCAAAATAATACCATGAGGCATTCGTCATGAAATATGGAACCCCGCTATTATTAACTTTTACCTTGCTAACAATCTTATTTATATTTTTCATAAAGGTCCAAATGAGATTGTCTAGCAATCTAATTGTAAAAACAGGATATTCAACCTTGATAATTTCATACTGCTCTTTAAACTTATGATTTAGATTTTCTTTGTTTAAATTACCATACCCTAAAAAAGATTCAAAGAACGTATAAATATGTCGGTCCGGTTTAAATAATGAAGTGTCTCCAGAAAGCATCATTACATATGCAAAAGAAACTCCACTCTTTTGTCCAGGTATAATCATGATCTCATTTCTAACTTGATTAATATTCTCATGTTTTAATAGATCGTCAGCCGTATTAATTCCATTACCATGAAGTATATTTATATAGTGAACTACTGCTTCAGCTTTTAGAATACCATTTCTTGATGATGTTCTTTGTCTGTTGACAAACACTTCTTCTGCTAATTGTTCATAACTATAATCTTCAAATGTTTCCAAAAAATCTTCTAACGTGTATTCATCATTTTCAATATTAATTCCGACAAATTTTGCGAATCTTTCAACGACATTAATTGTGCTTTCATACTTTACACCTATTGAAAAAACTGAGTCAATAACACCTATGACTAGACTTTTGGGTCCATAATGCTTCAAGGATGATAAAAACTCTTCTATAAATTCATGACTAATTACTTGAGTTATTTTTTTCATAATATAACTTCCCTCATTTTATGACTTATCAAGTATCATTATATCATGTTTTCGTAATCATTCTTATACCTATTTAAAACTACATAGGCAATGATAAGTGCTACAGTTCCATCAATTCGTTTGTATTTAGAATTGAGTTTCGATGGTTGGATGTTGCCGTTCAAATCTACTTTAGCTTGTGTATTAGCAAGGCACCATTTCAAAATGGGATTATTGTTATAATTCACAATGTCATTTTTTAGATCTGCTTCCAGAATTTTCATTGGTTCAGATAATGAATAGATTCCCTGTCTTACCTTTTCCATATTGAATCCTAAGTCTTCCATTTCTTTGATCCAATATTGAGAGTTCCACGGGTCGTATCCAACCCATAGTGGTCTGATACCATATGTCTGGATCATCTTCATAAACCATCGTGTTACTATACTAAAATCATTTTGATGACCCTCAGTTAGTGTGACAAAACCTTTCTTAATCCAAATATCATATGGAACATTATCTTCTTTGATTCTTTTCTCAACCACTTCACTTGGCATGAAGAAATGTGGTATGACGTATTTCTTATTACTATCCCGTTTTTGAATAACAAGTACTGCTGCAGTTAAGTCTGTCGTTGATGATAAATCAACACCTCCTACTGCATAAGAGTCTCTTAAATCATCAAGGTTATACTTTTTCTCAATGTTTAAATCATCAAACGATAACCAAGATTCTGAGTCTGCTTGTTTAATATTAAAGTCTTTACAAAGCATTGTTACCCTTGTTGATAGGTCATGCTTTGATTTATTCATTACGTCTTCAAGGTAGTTATTAAGTTTAACAACACCAATACTCGGATTAGACTTTTGCCATGTTAGCGGATCCTCATATATTTCTTTTGTCGAGTCTTGCGTGTAAAACCAGGGAAGGACTCTATCATCTTGTATCTCACCTTTTAACATCTTTCTAGCATAGTCTAATTTGTTATCTAAAAACCCACCGATGGTTGTTCCTTCAGTGGTAATGATAAATATAAGTGGTTCTTTCTTAGTCGATTGTGATTGCTTGATCGCATCATAAACTTTAGAGTCTGTCATTTCATGTACTTCATCAATGCAACCTACTTCAATATTGTATCCATCTTTGTTTCTTGATTGAGCAGATAATTTCTTAATCTTGTTTTTAGTTTTTGGTGAATAGATATGGTAGATGTTTTTCTTGCTTCTAGTTTCCTTTGATAACGCTGGAGACTGCTCTCGCATGTTGTTAATCTCTTCAAAAAGAATATTTGCTTGTTCTGTTGTATTAGAAGCACATACGATATCCACTCCACCTCGTGATAGAAAGAACTCTGCTAAATCTATACCTGCTACAAATGTTGTCTTTCCATTCTTACGGGCAATCAACAATATTACTTCATTGAATCTGCGCAATCCTGAATCAGACATTTTAAATCCGTATGCTGTTTGAAGTATTGCTTTCTCCCAGAGTTCGAGCTTAAACCTCAATCCATTAAATGGAGACTTTGTGTGTTTGCAGAACGTTTCAATAAAATCAATTCTAAGTTGTCCTGGTTTCTCATCGAAATAGTATAAAGGATTATCCAAGTCATTAATGAGCTGATCAAGTTCTTTTTTTAGTTCCTCACCAACAACTATATTCCCATCTTCAATTTCATTATGATATTCAATTAGATAATTCATTCATTTGCTTTCTTAAGAAATTCATCAAAGGCATCATCTCCATCATCAACTTGTGTTCCAAGAATACTATTCAATGTTTTGATTACTGTTCCATATGAATTAACCAACTTTGTATAATATTTAGCCGCTTCTGTCTGTCGTTGTGTACCTCTATTTGAAGTTTGAATCGCACCATATTTTCTGATCTGCTCTTGTAACTTATCAAGTTCCACCTTCATAAATGCAGCTTGATAAATGTAAGCGTCAAATAGTGGACGGATTCCAATAACCACCATAACTTGGTAGAATGTTACCAAAAGAAAGGTGGTTTTTTAATGAATTTAGAACAAAACAAAGCATCAAGATGGCGAGTTATCTTAAGTG